AGAAAAAACAGTATGGAAAAAAGATTAACAATAAAAGATAATCGTATTACTGATGGTAAAATGCCGCCCCAAGTAATTGAATTAGAATCTTGCGTTTTAGGCTCTATTTTATCGGTTGTGAATACTATGCACGAACTTGCAGAAATATTGCAACCTGAATCATTTTACAAGGATTGCAATATGAGAATTTACAAGGCTTGCATTTCACTTCACAAACAAAGCATTCGTACCGATATAGTTACTGTTATTCAGGAATTAAGGCGAACGGAAGAATTGGAAATTGTAGGGGGTGCTTATTATATTTCACAATTACCAAACAATGAAAGCACCCAGCCTGAGTACCATGCGCGAATAATTCAACAAAAATTTATTCAAAGAGAATTAATAAAACTTTGTACCGAAACAATAAATAGTTCATATCTTGAAAGCTCTGATTGCCTTGAAATTATTGACACTCACGAAAGAAACTTAACTTTAGTAACAAAATCATTTTCAGTTGGTAAAGTTGAAACGATTGCTTCCCTTTGGAATAAAGCACTTGAACATAATCAAATACTTTTAACAAAAAAAGGTATTAGCGGAATACCAAGCGGTTATAATGCAATAGATGAAATTACCGGAGGTTTTCAGCAACCAGATTTAATAATTATTGCAGCACGCCCGGCAATGGGTAAAACTTCATTAGTCTGCAATTTTGCACGAAATGCAAGTGTTGATTATAAATATCCTGGAGTTATTTTTTCCCTTGAAATGTCCTCTTTACAAATTGCAACACGAATATTCGCATTAGAAAGCGACACGAACATTTCAGATTTTATGCGAAATGGAATAGATAATGACCAAATGGTTTATATTGGCGATAGATGTACAAGATTGATTAATTCACCCCTTTTTATTGACGATACGGCAAGTATATCACTTTCAGAATTAAAGAGCAAAGCTCGCAAATTAAAGCGGGAAAAAGGCATAAAATTTATTATTGTTGATTACTTGCAATTAATGTCCGGTGAAAAAGGGGTAAAAAGTAATCGTGAGCAGGAAATATCAACAATCAGCCGGGGGTTAAAAGGACTGGCAAAAGAATTAGAAATACCTGTAATTGCACTTTCACAATTGAGCCGGGAAAGCGAAAAACGAAGCGATAAACGCCCTATGTTATCAGACCTTCGTGAATCAGGTGCTATTGAACAGGATGCGGATATAGTGATGTTTATTCACCGTCCAGAATACTATGGTATTATGGAATATGAATCAGGAGAATCAACCGTAGGAATTGCTGAGATAATATTTGCCAAACACAGGAATGGAGGTATTGGTACGGAAAAATTGACATTTATTTCACGACTTACAAAATTCGTTTCAATAAATTCAATAGATAATTTTCAAGTTAAAAATAATTTACAACCAAACAAATATTTTGAAGTTGAAAAAGAAGAATCCCCCTTACAACGAAAAGGGGGAGAGTGTAGATGAAGCCTGTGAATGGAAAGGATTTTAACCATGATTAAACGAAAAAGAAATGACAATAACGGTGAAAAATTGGAGGCAGAAAGCAAAGTGTTTTAGCATTACCCCTGTACATAATTAACGAAAATAAATTATTAACTAAAAATAAACAAAATTATGAATAGAGAAATTAAATTTAGAGGACAAAGAGTTGATAACGGTAGACTTGTTTATGGATTCTACTGGGTTACAAGTAATGGTACTTACATTACGCACAATGGGAATACTACTCATGAAGATTCATTTGTTTTTCCTGAAACAATTGGGCAATTTACAGGTAGAGAAGATGCTGAAATAAATGGCAAACAGGTTTATGAGGGTGATATTATTGAAAACTGCGATACTAAAGCATTACAGATTGTGTATTGGAATAACGATGAATCAGCTTGGCATTGCAAATATCATGGTGAGAATAGAACTGTATCACTTGCTGATTCGCTTGGTAATCTTAATAAAGTGATAGGGAATATTTTTGAAACCCCAGCACTTCTACACACAGGCGGGCTGGCAGGCAATTGAAACTAACGACGTACAAAGCTAAAAGAAGGGCGTTATAAGCATTGCGAATAGTAACCACTTGGAAAGCCTTTATTTTAGGTGGTGTTAGGTATCAGGTTTTAAAACAGAATGGTAGCTTTATGAAACGAGATTTTAATATTTACTAAAAACTAAAAAAAATGATAAGTATTTACAATATAGATTGCATTGAATTTATGAAAACGAAGCCTGACAATTTTTACGATTTGGCTATTGTTGACCCGCCTTATGGGTTAGGAGATAAACTTACAGGCGGTGGAACTTGGAGTGTAAAATGGCAAGATAAAGGTACTGATTGGGATAAAGCCCCTACAAAAGAATATTGGGAGCAACTTTTAAGAGTAAGTAAAAATTGGGTGGTATTTGGCGGTAATTACTTTATAGAACATTTGCCAAATTGTAGAAATTTTATTGCGTGGCATAAACCATATATGGACGGAATGCACTCAATGAGTAACGTTGAACTGGCATTGACTTCATTTGATAAGAACGCAAAGAAAATATCTTTTAATAAAGACAAAGGAACGGAGGACAGAATACACGTTTGCCAAAAGCCTGTTCAACTTTACAGATGGGTTTTGCAGAATTACGCAAATGAAGGGGATAAAATTTTAGATACGCACGGAGGCAGTATGAGTATTGCGATTGCCTGTGATAAGGAGAAATACGATTTAGATATTTGCGAAATTGACGAACAATATTTTGAAACTGGAAAGAAACGATATGAAACCTATGCACAACAAACACAACTGTTTTAACCTTTTATAAATTTGAAAAACTAAGGAGAGCGTGGGCAAAAAAAGAACTTTAAAACTTGCTGCTAACGGCTGATGCTTTACGTTCGGCTGAGGAACGAAGCTGACGTTAAAGCATTTGTTATATGAAGGCACGGTTAATTAAGTAGAATATTAAATTGAAACGATAAACAAAAACCTTTTAATTTTTGAGCGATGGCAAAAAAAAAACTAATGAATGTAAGTAAAGCAATTAAAGATGTAAAAAAGTTGCTTACAGAAACGCATGAGATAAAACAAGTGAAAGATTTTTACAATTACAAGGGAGAGGAGATTACTCATAACAGCATACTTGTAACTGATTTCAATATCAAACAAAGTATGAGTAAAAATAATCTCGATTGGGGGCGAGAGGAGCATGGAATTGAAATGCTGGATGTGATTATATTAAAAATCTTTCAACTTGGCTTTCAACAAGCACAAATTCAATGCGAAATTAAAAACGAAGAACGAGAAGCGTGGGAGAAAAAATTAAAAGGTTTTCAAACGAAATGATAAATTGGAACACTAATGTAGTGCTTTCATATTACGTGTTATCGCTTCGGTTTTTATTATTAATCAATTAATTACAAAAATATGATAGTCAGAATTAAGTTAAAATCAAAAGATGAAGTTTTTACAATGATGTTTGGAAACTCATATAAAGATTGGGATGAACAATTTAGAGAATATTGCTCAATGTTTAAACCAAACGAAATTTTATCGGTCGTAACATCTCCCGAAAAATGGAAAGGTTGGGGTGGTTTAAAATGGTGCAATGAAAATGAATTTCAACACGAGTTAAATCGAGAAGGTTGCCAAGATAAAGACCCCGATAATCCAAATCCAAGAATTTATGAAAATATGCAATTTATTCAAAATCAAACAGCTTCAAATATAGCTCACAATGTTGCTCGGAGGTATCTTTAAACTGAGCGATAACGTTTTGCAGCTAACCGAAGTTGGCGATTACGAAGCACAAAATTTAAAACAACCACAAATGATTATACAAAACAATACATTTCAATTTACCACTAAGCCGTCAATTTTGGTTAGGTGCTGTTATACGCTGATTTATTTTTTATTTTTTTTAAAGATGGGGTGCGGAGGGTTTATATTATGAGTTTGAAACTAAAATACAGAATCAAATCTATAAATAATCATACTGCGTTAGAATGGTTATTGAAAAAACATTATGCGAAACGAACACCAATAATGATGTATGTTTTCGGATTATACAATGAGGAAAATATTATAGTTGGAGTATGTGTTTTTTCCCCTGCACCTTCAAGATTTTGGAACAATGGAGGTAAGTTATTTAATGACAAACACGAAATAAATACAATGGAATTAAGCCGACTATGTTTAAATGATAATCACGAAAAAAACTTGACTTCATTTTTTGTAAGCGGTTGTTTGAATTTGTTGCCTAAACCAAATGTAATTATAAGCTATGCAGATTCAAATAATAACCATTGCGGATATATTTATCAGGCAACAAATTTTATCTACTGCGGATTAGCTGAACCAAAAAATAAGTCGTTTGATTTTATTTTGTATGGCAAAAAATATCACGGAAGGAATATGAATATTGAGTTTACAAAAAAAATACTCAA